GTATCTTTCTTGTAGCATACCCAGCATCTGATTCCAAACAAATCGGTTATACCCAAAGTTTAGTTTAATACTTGTTTGCTGTTCTTTGCTAGGGTATACCCTTAGTTTAATTCCTTTTAATGCCATTGATTTCACCTCCATATAACTCCATTATATCACATTTCGTAAATAAAAATAGGCATAAAAAATAGGGCTTTCGCCCTATCCTTGCTATTACGATTGGTCAACCGTGCTTGCTTTCAGGAATACCATGTTCAATGTTTCAGAAACAATGTTATTCGCTTCAACACGCAAGCTGTAGTTTTGACCAGTGCAACCAAGGTATGCCGCAATAATACGACCACCATTGATTTTATCCTTGATAACAATGTTAACAGTACCAGTTGAGAGAATGTCAGCACCCAGACCAGCAAGGCCCAAGTCAGCCAACGAGTTCTTACTCAGCATAGCCCGCTCAAGAGTCAAGGTACCTTCATATTTCGAGTAAACATGCTCTTGCGGGAAGACGTCACCAATTTCGTAAACACCCAGAGTACCATATTGGATTTCAGAGGAGGCGTTCTGAGCACGGCCAAGACGCTTACCATCGTAAGTAATCTCAATCATGTTAGCAGAGATAGTCTGCTGTGCCGCGCCACCCCAGCGCGATTTAGTACCTAAATAAGCCATTTATTGCCCTCCTATTAAGCTTCGATGGTCTCATTAGTGTAGATAACGTTAACCATAATCTTGCGAAGAACAAGAGCAGGAACGATAACCAAACTAATGTTTGCTTCATTACCATTGATGGTAACGGAGATTTGCGACTCATCAAAGTCCATGATTGTGCCGATGGACTGCTCGGAAGTCAGGAAGGAGATAATAGCTGTCTTAATCTCAGCGGCGGCCCCAACAGTGATACGCTGGCCCAAGAAGGTCGAATCAAGCATATCACGAAGGTCAACAACGAAGAAGTCGGAAGCTTCACCTGCACTCTGAATCCCTGCAATCGGGTCAGAAGTATCAGCATATGTCGTAATATCATCCGTTACCCGGAAGATAAGGTTTGCACGGTTACGAACATATTCCAATGCTACAACGCCCTGAATATCCAGCAGGTCCAATTCATCAGAAGTAAACTTCTGGTCAATGTTTACAAGGTCCAAGCTGTTATTCATAATAGATTCACCAACTGGCAAGCCAGAAGCCAAACCACCAATCATAGCCGCAATCTCATAAGCTGGAAGGCTCTTTGTAGTACCATCGTTCATCAAACGAGTACCAGAGTTAGCAATCAGCATAGCCCGCTTGCTACGTAGCTGTGAGGCACGTACAGTGGCCTGTTTCAGCGTTTCGTTAGTACCACCGCCCAAGATTACCCGAGTAGGATTACCATTGTTAGAACGGTCGTCAGCGAACGCTACAGCTTCGGCGTGGATTGCTTCTGAATCAGTAAGTGGTACCAAGTAGTAACCAGCTTCATCAGTAAAGTTAGCAATCTCTTCGGCCCAAGTTGTAGGAATATCACCATCAGAACCACCAGAAAGTGCTGTCAGTGGCAATACATCAGGTTCACCCTTTGCCGGGTCGTATGTAGCGGAAATAGCAGAGTCATACTGGATAACACTGATAATGTCGCCACCCAGAGAGGTAACTGCGATACCATCATTTGCCGCATCAGGGTCAGCTTGTGGGAGCTGAGTTTCAGGCATAGCATCAATGTACTTAGTCTGAACCTGAGTCTTGTTGCTACCAGCAAAGTACTCAGCACTGAAACCATCAATTGTGTTAATGTCACTTACCAACTGACCAACAGTGGTGTAAAGACCTGTCCCTAACTGGAACTGACCAGCAATAGCGGCACTATCCTTAGCATCCCCGGCCTTAAGAATCAGCTTAACAGCTTGCCCTGTATGGTCGTCAGAAACTGTTGTACCGTCACCAGTATCAGTGACAACTGCACCAGAATCTGTTGGTGTAGCAGTAACTGCTTCCGGCGCGGCTGGTGTATCGTCAGTAACAATTTCGATACTTGCATACTTGTCTGCACCATCGTAGGAAACGGTGAACAGAGTACCGATACTTGCGTAAGTTGTGTTGTACTTGTCTGGCTGAGAAACAACCTGCAAGTCATAAGCGTTTGTCAGGGTATTCTTACGAATAGCAACCTGAACTTGGTTTGCATCCTTAGCATATTGCTGAGAAACAATGTTCAAGCCCTTATCTTCAAGACTAGCCTGCTTAGCGCTACCAACACGTTGTGCCAGAATGGTACCAGCGGTATAGCCAGAGTCAGAAGGATTGAAAGCAACTTCAATCGCATCAAGCAAGTCGCCTGAACGGAAGACCTGTTTAGCAATGGCATAGTTCTTGATTTCGTAAACAACGCCGGGCTTGCCGCCATCAGCTTGCCCAATCAGCATGAGCTCCTTATCACTGTCACTGGAATTACCAGTAAGTGCATCGGTGTTCACCTGAATGGTGGTCGATGGGCGTTGTTTTACATTAACTGGAAAACGTGTAATCGCCATTTAATTTAACCTCTCTATCTAATATTCAAATAATCTTTTAGGTACGGAACAAAAGCATCCATTCCTTGGGCTACAACCATGCCTTTTTTCTTCATAATTGCTTTGAATCCGGCTTTTTGTAGTTTAGAAATAGGGTAAACCATTCCAGCAGACTTAAGAAATGCATCTACTGTGATAAATTCAACTGGTTCTTGCTTTGACTTTGCCATTACTTATTCCTTTCCATTGAGCAGAATCTTCTCAATCTTAGCTTTAGTATCGTTTCGTACCGCATAGGAGACTGTGTATGTAACAACCGTCGGAATGACATAAACCGGGTTGTCCATACTGTTGTCCCCAACTTGCAATCCATCAGAAGAGATGGTGGCAAGCTGATAGTAACGATTATCTCGCTCGGTACTGCGAATTAGGATAAGAACAAACTTAAGGATTGAGTCTAGGCAACGAACTGTATCTTCATTGTTTGATACTGCTTGAACAACGATTGAATCCTTTGCTTCAAACCCTAGTGCTACACCCCCGTTATCCTTACGGGAACCAGTATCAGCGACGTTATAAACGACGGTAATTTTGTTTCCCAAGAAGGAATCAATCAAAGGTGTCAGGTTTACACGATTGGGGTCATCATCTATGGCATCCCAGTCAACAAACTGCTTGTAACTGGAAACTTCTGCAATGTTGATTAGGTCATAAATTGGTTGATTAAGTTCAACATAGTAACCCGCATCGTCCTTCTGTACCGGAACAAAGTCAGTTGCTATGTTTTCCCCGTTAGCCGGACGTGCCTCAGCGGCAACACCCTCTACTAGACCAATTGAGCCTTTAGTCTCTTGCAATTTGCCACGATAGATAACGTATCTCGCATCTACCTGTTCTTTCTGCTTTGGAAAAGCATAAGTAATGTCAATGGACTTTTTAGCACCATTGAAAGACTTCTTGAACTTGTCAAGAACGCCCGGTTCCATATTACCTAGTGCTTCGTCAATAATATAGCATTCGTTAGGGGTGCCAATGCTATTTAGCACAATGTCCAAGTACTTGCGCAGTACCTCACTGAAATATGAATCTACTTTAGGTATCATTTAAGAACCCCGTTTACAATCTGCTCTAAGGACTTTTGATTATCCTCAGCTTCTTCTGTATCCATGTTGTATTTAATAATCCAAGAGTTGCTTGGAGAATTAGCACTAACTGTTCTAAAGGCGATATAGTTACTGCCATTACCACTAGGTGACTTAACTCTTGTTAAGTTACCACTTAGGTCTTGAGCTCCGGTAAGTGTGTTCAGATTAGATGGTAATTGACCAAAAGGTGAATCCATCTCTGGACGCTCCTTTAACAGGTTGGACATATTCTCTGTCCCACCCATACTAATCTGGCGAGCCCTGTTGTATAGATTGCTTCCCATACCCTTTGTCTTTCTCCGGATAGGGACTCGTACATACCAGTTACCATTTTTCCCCATCTTAACTGAGGAGCTATTAGCAAATGCAGGCTTTAGGTCATAGAAACCAACCCGTGTATTAGAATTTAAACTAACGGGCTGGTTACTACTTTCTGGTAAGCTTAAATTTACAGCGTCACCGCTACCGCTGTCCTTCTTAACACTAAGCCCAGCGCTACTAGCCGCTGACATGATAGCAGACAAAATGGAACCCGTAGTTACCTGTGTCTCCTGCTTTAATATGCGCATCATGTCATCAAATACTTCGCTCATAGTCCAAACCCGCTATCTGTGTCGCCTGCCGAAACCTCTTTAAGTTGTGACTGGTTAGCCTTAGTTGTTAGCTCAGAGGTTGATGGATTTACCAGTGGGATATTATTGATAAATGATTCCTCACGCTTGAGAATAACATGACGGGGCATCTCATCAAACTTACGCTTTGGTTGGTCACGCTCTGTGTACTGATAACGTAATTCCTTATCAACATCCATTACAATGTAGCGCATGGTAACATTTAGAATCATAGTTACTTTGGCACCAAGCAAACTCTTGTTCGGGTAAATCTTATCAAGCTTACGGTCATAGGTATAATCTGTTCCTTCAACCGCTTGCTTTAACTGCCCGTCGTCTTTCATATAGGCAATATAAATAATCTCTTTTACATCATACGGGATATAGTGTCCCATATTTACCCGCTGGTCGGTCACATTAAACAGATACTGCTGACGAACCACAAAATCAGGAACAGTTAACCGGTCCCAAGCAGACACCCGGTAACCAATCTGGACAGACCCTTGTGCAGTACCCGTGTCAAATTGACCATACTGGCTAACATTACGACCTTTACCGTTTTCCTGAATAACTACCTGAACACCTTTTTTGGCTGGCAAGTAACCCCTACCAGTACCATGACAGATAGGACACTCCGGGTCTGGTGCAAGGGTAAGCGGGTTTACACAAGGGCACATAAATGACTGTTCCCAGTTTGTATAAAGACCACTCTTTTCAATCATTGCCTTGAAGGCTTTAACATTGAACTCAATGTTATCCTTCATAGTTGATTTAGCCGGACGGTCATTTGCTAACTCGTTGCTTGTAACTGGCTTGCTACTATTAGTAACCGTGTCCTCACCCGGGGCATCATTAGTGAAGTTTGTTGGTTTCATCTAATAACCCCCCTTAGACTGTCGTGAATGCTGGCTGGAACTTCTGCTGTAAAGCACCTTCAAGGTTACTAATATCAGTATCAATAATATCAATATCAGCACGAGAACCAGTGTACATAGCAGACTGTGTGGTCACAACATTTTCGGACAATCCATCAATGCTCCGACCATAGCTTGAAATCCCGGCACCAATCAAAAGACGGCCCCATACTTGGAAAATTTCCTTAAGCGTATACTTGATAATGAGCTGTTGCAACTCCATTGGGAACTCGAAGTCCCGGGTGATACCTGCACGCTGTGGAGGCAAGAAACCAGCCACATAGTCCATATCAAAGGTCTGCGGAGCATAGTTACTCTGTACCAGATTGTTTGTAGCCGCCCAAGTTACTGGTACACCCAAAATGCCAAGAGGTTGGTTATTAGGCATAATGCCAGTAGCTTGCAAAAGTGGGCTAGGGAAAATCTGAATCTGGCCTGCATCTGGATAAATCTTCCACCACTCAGACGGGTAATCGAACACCTTAAAGTTGTTCATCACTAGCTGGAAACGTTCTACTTGCAAGACAGGACGTTTGTAAAGTGAAACATAAGCGTAAGAGTTGTATTCATTATCATAATAGTCATGGTGTTCACGACCAATAACCCTAGGTAAAATAGCAATGTCAAGCTTATCCTCAGCATATGCTACCTTAGTCTCTAGGATATGATTGTAGAACTCGTCACCCATCTCTTTACCAGTTTCAGGGTCTTGCACTGTAACACCATACATGTAAGCTTTAACGGCCTTTGCGGTTAGGCCAAAATCAGCAAGGGTATACTTCTCCACACGGTCAAGGTCAACCCGCTTTGGGTTGTTCTCACCATAAGGGCTACCTACACCTTGCTTTTTCTCATAGTGCTCTTCATAGTCCGCCATTGTGTCACCTATTCTTTCTTAGTTGTAGCTTTCCGTGACACACGAGGCTTACGAGTCTTTACCTCCTTTTTGGTGGTTGACGTAGAGGAGGTAGTAGTGGTAGTGGTTATATCCGCTACCAGCTTAGTGTCTTTAGACTTAGCAAGTTCCTTTTCTTGTTCCTTGGTGATACCTTGAAACTCACCATCAGGGCCAAGCTGAACAGGACCAAACTTCGTAACTACTCGTGTATTTTTCAAATACTCATGTTTAAGCATATTCTGCTCCCTTTTAATATAGTTGTTACCTATCTTTAATTATACCACAATTAGAGCATAAAAAATAGGGCTTTCGCCCTATCCTTTATATCTTGCTATTAACGCTGAGGCTTTACTTCAACAGTAGCAATGTTCTTGATGTGAACCCACTTGCGCGGTGCGAACAGTGCCAAAGCACCGAACCACAGGAAGCTCCAAGTGTAAGCCGCCGTCATCGTCGCAAGGGCGAAACGAGTAATTGGAAGCCATTCGTACAGAGCGATAACATCTGGGGTCATCTGGCCGACATAAGCGTCAACCGTGCCCGGAATTGTGCTGTCGTCATCTGTAAATACAACAGCGCCGTTCTTAGCTTCGGAAGCAGAAACCTTACCGATTTCGTAGAACAGACCAGCTTCGGACTTACGATATACACGTACAAATTCGATTGGGGATTCGTAGTTAGTAGGAATGTTGATGGTCAACTGAACTGTGTCAGTAGGAGCTGTAAGAACAGCCGGGTCTACAACAACTGGTTCGGAGTGAGTATCCTTAGCAACCGCAACAACACGGTATTCAAGGGCACCAACGTCTTCTTGTGCGAACTTCCCGGCCTTGCTATCGGATTTAACAGCGGCAGTAACCGTTGGCTTGATACCCGAAACAAATGGGTCGTTCTCATCCAAGATGTTGTAGTTTTCCATCAAGTTAGAACCATTCAGGTTAATCATACCTGCAATGGACTGGAACTGAGGAGCATTGAAGCCAATTGTAAGGTTCTGAGCACCAGTGCTCTGGAAGACACGCTGACGTTCCAGTAGAGAACTGATAAGCTTGCTCTTAGCACCCATCGGCAGGAATGCGTCGGTAGGATAGCCATAAGCCTTAGAAATCATGATTGCGGCATCGTTCAAGTCGGATTCAGCCAATACCTTACCACGAAGGTCAATAACGTTAGCTGGGTCAATCAGCTTGTTCAAGCCATCAAATTCAAGACCTTCGGTGTTGTTAGCATCGTGCAGGCCCTTGTCGCCGTAGAAGGAC